AGAAATCAAGCGGAAGTCCGAAGCCAAAGAATCCGTCTTTGTATGCAAAGGTAAAGGCGGAGGCTAAACGTAAGTTTGATGTGTATCCAAGTGCATACGCAAACGCTTGGTTGGTAAAGACTTACAAGAAGCGTGGTGGTACATATTAATGGCAAAACCAAAAGGTGGTTTAACTAAGTGGTTCAAGGAAGATTGGCGGGATGTAAAGACTGGCAAGAAATGTGGTCGGTCTGGTTCAGAGAAAAAGAAACGTCCCTATCCAGCTTGTAGACCAGCTAAAGTCGCCAGCCGAATTACTAAAAAAGAAGCAGCTAAGAAGACAGGTCCCCGCAAAGTAAAGTGGTCTGTCACTGCATCAGGTAAGAAAAGGAAGAAAAGTGGCACCAAGAAAGCCTGACAAGATGCCAGCCCGTAACAAGAAGAACTTCCGCCCTACAAAGTCTGGTGCGGGAATGACTAAGGCTGGGGTTGCTGCCTATCGCAAAAAGAACCCCGGTAGCAAACTAAAGACTGCTGTTACGGGAAAAGTTAAGCCGGGAAGCAAAGATGCCAAGCGTCGCAAGTCTTTCTGTGCACGTTCTGCCGGACAGATGAAGAAGTTCCCAAAAGCAGCAAAGAACCCTAATAGTCGGTTGCGTCAAGCACGAAAGAGGTGGAAATGCTAAACCTACTTGTTGGCCCAATAGCAGACCTAGCCGGAACTTGGTTAAACGGTAAGGTCGAAGAAAAGAAAGCCCAAGCCAAGACTAAGGTAGCAAAGGCAGAAGCTGAAGCTATCGTTATGCAAAAGAAAGCCACTGGAGAAATCGACTGGGATTTAGAGATGGCTCGTGGAAGTCAGCATTCATGGAAAGACGAATGGCTGACTATTTTATTTAGTATACCTTTAATATTAGCCTTCATACCGGGAATGGAAGACATTGTATCTCGTGGATTTCAACAATTGGAGCAAATGCCTCAATGGTACCAGTACAGCTTGGGCACGATTGTTGCTGCAAGCTTTGGAACACGAGCGGCAACGAAATTCTTCGGAAAGAAATAGAAATGGGTTGGCTAAGAAAGCTGATTGAATACAATCTTATTGCACGTATGACAATGCTTGCATCTGTGTTAATGTCGTGGCGATGTGCAGAGTGGTTTATGAACCTTGAAGACCCTACGATGCAACAAAGTGCGTTTGTTTCCGTTATCATGGGTGTTATGACTGGTATCTTTGGTATCTGGATGGGGCAGGAAAGCAGGAGCAAAAAAACTGATGGATGAGCGTGGTAAAAAGGGAGTTCGTTTTCTTGAAGGTGGTGCTGGAAAAAATAAAACCACTACAAAAACAGGAAATCGGTACGTACCAAAAGTAGACGTAGAAAGAAAGTCAAGAAACGTTGCGGGTGAAGGAACAATAGATCTGGGCAAAGTTAGTGTTACTGCAGGGGGAGTTTACGACGAATCAAAAACTTCTGTGTCGTTTCCCGGTAACAAAGTTGGTCTTAGTAGTCAGATGAACAACTTTATATACAAAAAACTATCCGCAGGTCTGGGATACAAGTTACCCAACGATTTAAAAATAAGTGGCTTTATTGACCGTGAAAAAATGACAGGTCAAAAGGGTAAGAACGCTCAAACTGTTCAGCTATCGGGTAGTCTTAAAGGGAGCAACTTTGTGGGATCTTTAACTAGGTTATCGGATGGGGAGACAGTAGGCAAGTTTAATTTACGTATACCTTTTGCACATGGTGGTAAAATAAAACCTCGTGGTAGAAAAGCAGGATACTGATGAATACTATAATTTGGGCATTGGTGTTGACTGTGTGTACAGCAGAAGGGCAGTGCTTTAATCAGACAGTTCAGTGGTTTGATAACGAAAATAAATGCGAACGAAATAGACAGGTATACGAAGAGATACCGAAAGATGGTTCGTGGGCATCTGTCGAATATAAGTGCGGTATCGTAGGAGCGTTGGAAATATAATGTCTATGTTCAAGATGGAAAACACTGCTAATCATCCGTGGGAAGGACACAAAACTATGAAGTATAATGCGTCGCATTTCTTGGATAAGCTCATAGAACACGAGGGTATGGTTCTTGAAGTCTATCAGGACACGCTTGGTATCGACACAATCGGTATTGGTCGTAACTTGAAAGACAGAGGCATTAGCAAAGAAGAGCTTGACTATATGGACATACCAAACGTAGAAACAATATATAAATATGGTATTACAGAAGCTGACGCACGGTATCTTGCACTGAACGACATTAAGATTGTAGAAAACGAACTGTGTCGGGTTCACGAGTGCGTAGAGAATTTGGATGCGGTCCGCCAACTAATCCTGATGGACATGGCATTCAACATGGGTGTACCCCGTCTGTGCAAATTTAAAAAGATGTGGTCTGCAATTCACGAAGAAAACTTTGAAGCTGCAGGGTTTGAAATGATGGATTCGAAGTGGGCACGGCAAGTAGGCCGGAGGGCACGTATACTTTCAGACGCCATGAAAGCGGGGGAATTCTAATGAAAACTATAGCACAAAAAATAGGAATGGCTAAAGAGGAGCCGAAAGAAGTTAGTGGTATAGCAAAGCCTTTTCCCTCTGACGCACCTGTTCGTATGCACAAGAAATACTATGAAAATAACATAGGACAAATAAAGAAAATATATAAAGAGCAGGGTATGGAACTGCCTAACTATTTCGGTAGTGCATCCGACTATGCAGAATATCGCAAATCTCAAAAGATGTATGGCGGCAAAGTTCAACCGCGTGGTGCCATGCGTAGTACAGAAACAAGATGAAACCTAACCAACAACCAACGAGGATAACTAATGATTGCAGAAACTCTTGCGGGTATCGCGTTAGTAAAGAGTGCTGTCGAGGGAATAAAGTCTGCAATTAACACCGCTAAAGATGTAGGGGAAGTTGCAGGACACATTGACAATCTCCTAACTGGCGAAAAACAAGTCCAGCAACAACGGGCTAAAAAGTCTGGCACTAGCATTGGCGATCAGTTTGGCATCCAGTCGGTTGCACAAGAAGTTATCGATGCACGACTCGCCCAAGAACAAATCAACGAAATGCGAAACCTCGTTGACATGAGGTTCGGCCCCGGAACTTGGCAGGGCATCGTCGATGAACGTGCACGACGCATACAAGAAGCAAAAGAAGCAGAGCGACAAGCCAGAATAAAAGCGCAACAGGAACACGAAGAGTTCGTCGAAGGTTTGAAACAGTCTGCTTTGATTAGCTTAATTGTAGCAACAGCAGCCGGGTTACTATTCGCAGCTATTGCCCTTCTTCCGAAATAGCTTGACTAATTTACATTTTTAGTCTATAATAAGTTCGAAGGGGATTAACATGGACAAACTTGCAATAGACGCTCTCCGCCACACCTATGAATCAAAAAAGAAGACAGCAGAATATGTTTTTAAAAACTCTAAAAATGACCTACTTGCTATGGACAAGGCTGTTAAAGACTGGTCTGAAGCGCATTACCGCCTATGTACCCTTGATTGGCTTGAGGATGACTATGACATCCGCCCGTCGCTATTTGATTAAATACGTTGGTTGGGGTTTGTTGTATTGCGGCAAGCCCTTTACTGCTGTAGGGAATTGGTTTTGGAAAAAACACAGAACAGTGTTAAACTTATTAGATCCCAAATCCTAAAACCTCAGTGCATGAGGCGAACATCCCCACCTGCTGTACTAAAAAGCAAAGACCTAAAACAAATCGGTAAAAATCAATACATCATAGTAAGAAAGTAAGCTGATGCCTGTATTATCTGGGGGTTCTAAGTTTGTAACTCATGCAACGTCTCTGTCAACTACAAATGACACAGACTGTTATGTTGTTCCCACTAACTTTTCCTCTCATATTGAACATGTATTAATTACTAATAGTGATAGCAGCAATCGTAACTACACCTTAAAATTTTACGAAGCTGATACCACGACCACTCACACATTGTTTTCTTCACATGCTGTGGGGGGCAAGGGTAGCGAGTCTATATTTACAGTTACCAAACCCTTGTACTGCCATGAAGGAGACAAGATTATAGTTGCTGCAGGTACAGTAGATACACTTACGGTAGTAGTAGCAGCCGAAGAATTTTACGAACCAAATCGTTAACTGCCCTGAAGGAGTAACCCAATGGCAATCACAACCGCGATGTGCACGTCGTTCAAGTCTGAACTTTTGGGCGGTACGCACGACCTCGACACAGACTCTCTTAAACTTGCACTAATTAAAGCTTCCCCTAGCGGAACTTATAATGCAGCAACAACCAACTATTCAGATGTAACAGGCAACTCTGACGAAGCAAGTGGAACTGGATATTCTGCTGGCGGTCAAGTTCTTGACGGTGCAACCATCTCAATAGATGGCACTACTGCAATCGTTGATTTTACAGACGAAGTGTTCAGCAACGTAACCTTGTCTGCCGACGGTTGTATAATCTACAACACAGCACAAGCAAACAAGGCAATTGCTGTAATCGACTTTGGCGGCACAGTTAGTGCTTCAGCAGGTGACTTGACTATCGAATTCCCTGCAGCCAACGCAAGTAATGCTGTTATTCGGATAGCCTAAACATGGCTACAATTACCTATACTGTAACCGTAGCGAATTCCGGGTCAGGAAACGTCTTTTA